TGTGTAAATTGTTTGACCAACTAATTGTGTTAAGTAAGGATTATCTGTTGTTTCAATATAATGCGGAATAGACCAATAATTATCAGAAGTTTTAAAAACAAAATCACCTGGAATATACAAATCAATATCTTCATTAAAAATCATTCTGAAAAGTAATTGATAAGCGCGCGGTGTACCTTTTGTGCGGTAAAGCTCTAAAATATGTTTGACAAGTAACTGGCGATCGGATATAATAGATACTGGGAATGATGAAATATAAGTGTTAGTAAAATAGTCGATAAATCGATCATCAGTAGTATCGATATCTAAATAATTCAGTAATGATCGTGCTTTGCCAATCATGCCTGATGCATTATCTAATAAATTACTTTGCTCAGCCCATTCATAATAAGCTTGCATGAAAGCAATGAAATTAGGTCCTTGATCATTATAAAATTGTGGAAATTGTGATTGAATAAACGGTGAAACAAATTTTTCAATCATACTGATACCACACTGATATTAATGCCATAAGCTGTATCTATTTCAATTACATCGTTATTATAACTAGTTATATTCTGATTTTGTGGCTGTGCATACAATATTAATCCCTGTGATCCATTGAAGTCATTAATATTTAATTGATTAAATGTTACTACACCATTATTGTAATCAATTGTACCAATATTAGTATAACTAGTATAACTTATATTAGTTACGTCAACTAGATATAAAGTATTAACACTATTTGTTATAATAGTTGTCCCATTTGTTTGTTTAACGTTAAAAGTATTGATATTTGGATTATAATCTGTTACTTTATACAATTTTCCATTTGAAGTAAATGTTGAAGATACTATAGATGTAGGAACTATAGCATTATTATATTGAATAGTTATATAAGATAATGTATTTAATGTCGGTGAAGCTATTTTTTTAATAGTCACAGTAGTTTGATTAGATGAAATTGATGGATCTGAATCATTAATAGCTTGATCAAATTTTGATAATTTAAATTCAGTATTAAAGTCTTGCAAATACTCAGAATTATAATTTAATATAGCCGCATTTACTATTTGTTTAATATCTGTCGCCGTATATACTGTAGCATTTGGATTATATTTTACCGTTGTATTAATTTGTAAATAAAGAAAATCCGGATCAATTATTTGTGGTGTGATGCCCAAAGTACATCTTTGTGAAATAAAATTCAATATATCAGACTTTTCAACAACAGATATTAAATTACCAGAGTAAGTTACTGGCGAAATATATACCGTTCCATAGTTAATACCGGTAGTAAGATAAGATTCACCACCAAATACATGACATGATTTAATGTTTGGGTAATTATTGAGAATCAAACTCTTATAATCATCAATAGTAATTGCTCTTTCTTGAGTTTGAAAATGTTTTGGTGCGTTATAACGAATTGAATCGATTGATTCAGCATTAGCACCACCACTTGCAGCTAATAAAGTCGTTATAGAAGTGGTGCCAGGATTAGTTCCAACTATGTCAATAATACTAAAATTGGTAGCATAATTTGCATCACTACCAGAAGTAATTCTATAATTTGCAGAAATAATAGCACCATTTAAAGGAATTCTCCCAAATATACCATCACCAAATACTAATTCATAACTACTATCATTTATAGCTTGAAGAAAATATATAGGCGAAGTGTTAGTTAAACCATAAAGATTAAGAGCTGGTAAAAATGTGGTAGTCACTTGACCGAGATTCTCTATTACAGTAACAGTCAAAGAATCTGTATCAATATTGCTGTTTGTTAATACAAATCTTTGATTTTCAATACTATAATCAACATTGTAAACATCATTTACATAAACACCCTCATATACATTTAAATTAACAACAAACATACTATTACTAGGATATAATACTACAGCATTGTTGGTAGTAAAAGTATACGAGTTATTAGACGTCTTTGCAAGAAACCTTGTACCACTCGGTATAGTAAGATTTTGCTGACTAGCCTGTGATTGTTTAAACTGCAACGTTGCAGTGGCAGATTTATAAGAACGAGGAGTATAATTAAGCTCTTTAGCTCTTGATACTACAGAACTTCTTAACTGTGCAGAATCAAGAAAAGACTCACTAATTGCCATGTTTAAATAAAATGCATTCAAATAAGAATTATAAGATAAAATGTCAAGCAATACATTAATATTTGAACCATCAAAATTATAATCAGCAAATTGCGACTGACTCTTTAAATAAGTCTTAAAACTATTCTTGAGTGTGTCAAAGTCAAGATTTACTAATGAAATTGAATTGTTTGCCATTTATCGAACTCTTCGTAATAATAGATTTAAATTTTGTGGTGTTTGACTATTTATTATTGAATAAACAATGTTTAGTGAAACGGAACTATCATCAGAAGGTAACAAAAAAACATTCAATAAATTTACTCTTGGTTCATTATTTTGTAATGCATTCTGTATGTAAAAAAATAATGAATTAACCATCACACTATCATTAGGTTCAAATAAAGCTTTATATATTAAAGAACCAATGCTCGGTTGAAAAAATCTTTCTCCAAGACTAGTAAGTACTAAATTCTTAACAGATTGTTTAATCGATTGCTCATTTTTATAACGAGCAATATCACCAGTAATTGGATGAGGAGAAAAATCGTCTAAAAAGTCAGAAAATAAATCTAACTGCTTAGATGTTTGTGTAATTAAATCAGCTCTTTTTAACATATGAAATATCTTTATAAAATAAAAACTGTTGGGCTTCCACTGATTATAATATTGTCTGCAGTATATATATCACCAATTCTACCAGCTGGTAATCCATTAATTAATACTTTAGCTGATCCTGTAGTCAATACAGAAACATCTGGACCACAACCAATAAACGGATGTGGTCCAACAATATCACCTAATCTTACCGCTGGTGCACCATTTATTAAAACAGTCGGTGAACCGGTACCGGTAACTGTAATCATTGGTGCAGCACAATTTTTACCTACACCAGTATAAGAAAATACTCTATCAACTACTGCTCTTGCCGCTGCTGCCATTATGCTATTCCTTGTGATACTGCAGTTTTAAATTTAGCAATCCAAACTGAATTATTCCAATATATAATTTCGTCAACATTTGTTTGCTCAGTACTATAATCATCATAAGTCAAAGTTAAAGTATGAGTTACTGTTTCAGTAAAAGAAGATGGCGGATTCCAATTTACTATTCCATAATAACTTACATTTGTATCTACTGGAAGATACTGCAAACCATTATTTACTGTCTGAAATTGAAACGTTTGATTAAATGCACCGGTAACAGGACCACTAAATCTAATAACATAAGCATTTGGATTACTATTTATAACTTGAACAGTTAACCCACCAATTGTAGGTAATGTTAATACTGAAACGTTAGTAATGTTTTTATAAGTCAAAAAATTACCATTACCATCAGTAGTGCCCGAAACTATAGTAATATCAAAAGAAAATGTTGTAGAATCATAAATGGCTGGAAATAAATTATTCCCATAATCACCAGGAATTGAAACTATATTTACTGGGTTTGATACAATTAATTGTATTGTCATTAATTTAGTGTAATTAAAGGTGCAAAGGCTGAAATAGTACCACCAGCTGCTATTTCAATTGCTCCACCAGCATTAATATTAATAGCGCCACCGGCAGTCATATTAATTTCACCACCAGCTATTAAACTAATAGCTCCACCTGCATTAATAGTAACAGCACCACCTGCATCAATTGTTACAACACCTGTTGGTGTTATAATAGTAATCAATGCTTCTGAACCAATATGAGTACGTACACCACTTGCCATATTAATAGTCAAAGGTGCTGCTACTGTAACATCATCGACTAATGCTGTAACAGAAACACCAAAACCTGATAAATCAATATCACCTGTTACAATTATTGATTTATTACCAAGTACTTGCTCTGTCGAATCATCTGTTATAACTTCACTTTTTTGTCCATCAACTTGAATATTTAAATCACCTCCAATACCCATTTCGAAATTGGAGGTGGTCATAATATCACCAAAAACACCGCCAATTGCAAATGCATCATCTGTTTGTACAATAATTGGTCCACCAGTAGTAGTAACACTTAAAGAACCGGTAGAACTATTATTACCACAATTAATTGAATAATTACCTAGAATTTTTTCATCTTTGTGACCATCAATTGTGGTTGTATGACCATCAGCAAAATACATATTGGTTTTACCAACAACTACTTGATTTAAATCACCAGCCGGTCCAATTTCTGCATAAGTACCGGTAGTATGAGCAATCTTTAATCTTTCACTTCCAGGTGTATCATCGATATGAATTTCATGACCACCACCCGTTTGTGTTACTTTATTATACGGATATGCCGCATTAAAATAAGAATCTGGATGTCTTGAATTATAATTATCTTCTTCCATAATATATTATCCTTTAAACTGAAAGTGGACCAAGTGAAGCTTTAAACATTTGTCTTTTTATAGCAAGTTTTGATTGACTTCCAATATGTGATGCTGCTTTAATTTTTTTAGCAATCTTTGCTATTTTTCTTAATAATGATAATGGTGTTCCAGTAGTAGTAGTAACCAAAGCAGTAAGACTATTTGCTATTGTTTCTACTGTTTTAATAGCATTAATTACATCTGCAATTGCAGCTGCAGCAATACCTTCAATGGCTTGAGGATTTTCTGCTAAACCTATTCCAAGATTTACAGCTTGAGCCGTAAAAGCAGCTACTTGCATGGCTTGATCAATACCTGCTTTTAAATGACTGGATGTTAAATTACCACTTAATACCGGTGTAGCAAAAGAAGCACCAATATCAATATGAATAGCGTCTTCAATATGATGTTTTGCAGAATTATAGTTTGGTGTATTACCTCTTAAAACATAAACTTTATCTGCTAAAGGATTTAATGGATCATAGTAACCTATATAACCAGGAAATGGATCATTATTTGATCCAGTATAATATGGCACATAATTACCTGGTGGTTTAGATTGAATATTTATTGGCTTTGCAGAATCAAGTGTTGCTTGATTAATAGGAATTGGTGCTGGAATTGTAGCAAATGCAGCATCTGCTATTACTTGTGGAATAGCTACAGTTACACCATAAACATAACCAAACAAATTATTTAACTCATTAACTGTCTGTGCTAATACTTCATCAGCAACACTAAATGCACCTTGAAGTCCTTTAATACCACAAAGATTTTGATTTAAAGCAGCAAGAACATTTTTTGTACTTTCCAGATCTTGTATAGCAGTATTTAACATATGTAAAAACTTATACACACCAACTTCTTTTGCAAGTTTTAAAAATGCATTTATTGCAGCTCTTACAGCTAATTTAACAAGACCACGATAAGCATTAGTAATTAACCTAGATAAATCTAAAAATTGTAGTAAAATTGATGGAGAACAAGGAAGAGAAAATATAGTGTTATAAGGATCTACTTGTCTACTTAATTCAAGAACATTTGAACTCCCACCTTTATCTGCAGAGCCAATTGTTTTAGCTTTTGGAATTACTAGTTTTTTTTCAACATCTTGAGTAATTACACTGCCGGTGTCATTAAAAACACTGAAAATATCAGTAATACCTTGATTAATTTCTTCTAAAAGAGATCTATTATGACTAAGAGATGAGTAAGGATTTTTTGGTTCATTACCGGTAACAGCAGATATTGGTACTGATCCATTTTTAATATTTATTTTTGGTGCACCATTTTCAAATTCACCATTAAAAGCATCACCTGATTTACCAATACTTCCAAATATAATTGGATATTGTTGATCCTGATCAGCCCAAAAACCAATAACTCTGCTTCCAAAAACTAATCCAACAGGTGCTGTACCTATTCTTCCGGAAGCAGCAGAAGTCACTGGTTGAATTGGTAATGCCCATGGTAATGCATCATCTGGAATATCTGTTATATTATCATGCTGACCATATACTCTAATTTTTACTCTTCCAGATTGATGCGGATCCATAACATCAACAACTTTTGCAATAAACCAATCAAAAGATCCACCTAAATTATAATTACTCATTGTATTCCCTCACTAAAAGAACCTTTAATTCCCTCAATAATACATGTATATCTTGGTCGTTCTTGAACAAGTCCAACTTTATGATGAATTCTAGTTATTAAAAAATTACCAGTCATTAAAGGATCTAATCCTTGTTCTGCTGTTAAAGCATTTTTATTTGGAATATCACAATTAATCATTACACCTGCTGTAAGAATAAAATCACCGGGTACTCTTATTTTTAATGAGTTTTGTAATAAAAGCGCTAAATATGCTTCTCTATCAGCAGAATATTCCGGAATATAATCCCGGGCTCTCTGTGATTCATCTCTTGGTCTATATCTTTGTGGTGGATTAGTACTACTTAAAAATTTATTTTTAAAATACGCAGAAGTATCTGATTTTCCATTAGCACCACCATCTTTATAATTAGAATCACTAGTATTAATAATATTAACTTGATATTCTTGTGTAGTAAAATTCTTTGTGGCAATCTTTCTTGGCCCACCATAAATTATTTTATCTATAGATGAGAATTGACGATTTACTTGATAAGAAAGAATATTATTATCTTGTTGTATTTTAGAATCTATATTAATTGAATCACTTTGTTTAAAGCTTTTTACAACATCTTTTTTAAATAAAGACTCAATTGTAACATACTGAAATATTTGATTTCCATTTTTTCTATTTTCAAAGTATGAATAAAGTGAAGATTTATTATCAATTGATATAGATCTTTTTCTAATCATATTAATAGCATCAAAAGGATTTCTTTGAGGAATAATTATATTTTGTGGACCAATTGTCTGTTCAAGATTTAAATCTTTTTTACTACTTAAAAAATTACTATGTATGTCTTTAACTATATTAGAACAAACATCATAATAAGCTTTTTGAATATAATTTGTTTTTGCATACATTGCTTCAAGAGATACACACTTTAAAGTATACATCTTTGACTTTTGAGCACCTAAAGATAAAAGTCCACTAAGCTCATGAAGTTGAAGAGTTAAACTAATTGAAGAATTAATGACACCTGGTACTTTTGCATTTAAAACTATAGTTTCATCACCACTAAGTTTTAAAGTTCCAAGAAAATCAGTTGTGTCTAAAACATCAATATCAAGTATTACACCCGGAGTGAAAATACTTTCATAGAGTGAAAATGAAACAAATGATGTTGTAAGATTTAATGAACCTCTTGGTGAAATAAATAATAAATTATTTACAACAATATCACCAATAGAATAATTTTCAGACATTATGATAATAATCTTTTTAATTGAGATGCCATAGTAGAAGAATAATTCTTATTTAAAACAACAATAGATTTATTATTTTCATTTTTTTCTTGTTCAATATCATAATAATAAACGGGTGACCAATAAGTTTGTTGGTTTAAATTAATATTATTTATCAAAACTGTGGCGGTTGTAAATGCAGTATTTGTCTGGCTTTCAGTGCCATATATATAACTTGAACCGGTAATTGTTATTCCGGAAGTATAATTTTGTACATGTTGAATAGAAATACTAGAAGAATTAGCAAAACATACTTGACCACTGCCTTGATGATTAACATCAAAATAAACGTTTACAATTTCATTATTTTTAAAAGAACTATTTGCCACAGAATAATTTACAATTGAATTTGTACTTATATTCCAATCAATTCTTTTTCTTCTATAAGAAATAACATCTGTGGCATAGATATTATCTGGAAGTATAGGTTCATAAAATTGTTGTAATTCACTTGTTAAACTATTATAATAAGATATTGAATAACTATTTAAATTTTCATACCAATTATTTCTATAATAACTTATTTTTGTTGTTGCTGCTTGAATAGAACCATATTTTAAAGTAATAAAGTTTTCAAATGTTGTTTGATCCATATACCAATCATAATAAGGATCGGTAATGTTATTTGACATATAAAGAATCCATGACAAATAAGAATCATTATAATATCTATCGGCAATAATATCTGGTCTTTCATTATTTGATATATCATATAAATTATAATTTCCAGCATATGCAAAAGTAGAATTAAGAATTTTGGTACGTTCTGTAATATTTAAAGCATAAGTGTTGGCGTATGATATTAATGGAAATTTTTGAAAGTATTTTTCTGACATTTAAATTTACCTTAAATTTGGCAATGTTCGAATATATTAAATAAAGCAAAAAAATGAGTTATGAAAATTGTGGTAATACTGGATTAATACTTTTATAATCATTTCTTGTCCAAAGTTCAATTTCTTGTAAATTAATTGTTAAATCAATAGCAGCTGGTGCGTTTGATTTTCTATAAAATGCTGGAGTATTTTGAGGTGCGTAATTTGCTATTAATGAAGTAATTACACAAGGCTTAAATTTATATAGATATTCTGAGTTTGGATATAAATTAACATAAACAACACTTGGAAATGTGAACAAAGAATTTATAAATTCTATACCAGGATGCATATTATAATGTAATAAATCAATAATCTTTTTAATAATATCAGATTCTTTAGCTTCTGAAGGTATTAATTTCCAACTAAAAGAATGAGATCTAAAATTTGGTGATTTAAAAAGAACAGCCTGATAAGGATTAAAAGCATTACCATTATATAAACTTGAAGCTGCAGAAACAGTACCACCTAAAACACTTTGACTTAGTTCTGCAGCTATAGCAGTACCTATTTCACCAAACTGATCTACACCATTATTACTATTTGTTGCAACGTCTAATACTGCACCAACTACGGGTCCTAATGTAGGTTCATCATAATGAATAGATGAAGTATTTACTAAATTATTTGGTATTGGTAATCTAATTAAACCTTGTTGTGCGTTTGGTGTAACAGTAGCTGTCTGTGATGGTGATCCTTTTTTATATGTCATAAATTGCAACTGTAAATAATAATTTCTTTTATCATTAATTAAATCAGGAGGAAATGTTAAATCATTAATTGGATTGAGAGCCTCGGCTGGTCCAGTGCTATATTGTACTGCAAAAGCAGCTGCCGATCCGGCGGCAGCTATTCCGGCTTTAGCTATTTCGTCATTTAATAAATTTGTCAATGGGAGAGGATTAGGCATATTTTATTCCTAATAAATATGTTTAAAATTATTTATATAGGAATTTATGTGTGACTAAATATCAAGGTAAATTTAAACCAAAAAATCCAAATAAATATAAAGGTGATCATAGTAATATAGTTTATCGTTCTAGCTGGGAATTACGCCTTATGTTTCGTTTAGATAATAATCCAAATATAATTTGGTGGAAAAGCGAAGAAACAGTTATACCATATAAATCACCTAAAGATAATAAGATTCATCGTTACTTTCCTGATTTTATTGTGCATTTAAAAAATAAACAAGGTGATTTTGAAACTTTAATGATAGAAGTAAAACCTAAAATCCAAACTATAGAACCTAAAAAGCAAAATAAAGTTACAAAAGCATATCTTAATGAAGTGTTTACTTGGGGTATAAATCAAGCAAAATGGAAAGCTGCTGAAGAGTACTGCAAAGATCGTAATTGGAAGTTTTGTTTATTTACAGAAACCGAATTAGGAATAATTTAATGACAACAGCATACATTTTTCAACAGCTTTCAAATAAAGCTAAACTTGAAGGAATTGATGTTAATATTCGACAAAAAGATTCTAGAACATGGTACCGTAATGCAGCTGAACAAATTAGTTCTGTTAATGCACAAAAAATGATGAGGGAACCAACAACATTACAAAATGCAATACAATTTAAAGATATTGGTAAAATGTTTATGTTTTTTTATGATCCAAAATTAAAGAATGAATTACCATATTATGATACATTTCCACTCATATTTCCAATTGAATTTAGAAACAATGGATTTTTAGGAATTAACTTACATTATCTACCACATGTTCTTAGAGCTAAATTGATGAATGCTATCTATAGTACAATAAATAACACAAAATATGATGAATCAACAAAATTAAAAATATCTTACTCAATATTGAATTCATCTTCTAAATATCGCTATTTTAAGCCATGTATTAAACAATATTTGCTTGATCATGTTAAATCAAAATATATGTGCATAGAACCAAGACTCTGGGATGCTGCTTTAATGTTACCAACAGAGAGATTTAGAAAAGCTAGTACTCAAGATGTTTGGAAATTTTCAAGGGAAATGATTTAATGTCTGGTTTTAATATTCAAGATTTTAAAAGCAATATTGCTAATTATGATGTTCTTCAAAATAATAAATTTTGGGTAACTGTACCACTTCCAAGAGATGTTGTAGAAGATTATGGATCAAATCCAAGTAATATAATTAGTGAAGATTATGATTTACGTTTTAGAGCACATCAAATAAATTTACCAGGTTTATCATTTGAAACTAATGTTGTTAATAGATATGGTGTTGGTCCTTATCAAAAATTTCCAACAAATATTAATTTACCTAATGTAAATATTAATTTTTTAGAAACAAAAAATGGAAATATCTATAAAAGAATATCTGCATGGATGCAATATATTTTTAATAAAAGTATGGATAAAAATGCTGGATTAGCATCATATGATTTAGCATATAAATATGATTATTCACGTGATGCAATAATAAATGTATTTAATAATGAAGATGCACTTGCAGCAATAACAATATATTTGTATGACGCTTTTCCAATAGCAATAAATGATATTTTTTTGAATTGGGAATCAAAAAATTCTTTAATAAATATTTCAACTACATTTGCATTTTCTGATTTTGCTATTTACCGTAATAATTAATATAATGGAGTTATCATGTTACCAAAAATAAATTATCCAACATATGAATTTGTAATTCCTTCTACTAAAAAGAAAGAAATGTTTAGACCTTTTCTTGTTAAAGAAGAAAAGATTCTTCTTATGTCTAAAAGTTCTAATGATGTTACAGATATGTTTAGAGCAATTAAGCAAGTAATAAACAATTGTGCTATTTCTACTACTTTTAATATTGATAAACTGCCAATTTTTGATCTTGAATATCTTTTTCTTCAATTACGAGCAGTTTCAATAAACAATATTGCTAAAGTGGCTTATCGTGATAATGAAGATCAACAAGTTTATGACTTTGAAATTGACATATCACAAATTAAAGTAAATATTTCTGAAAATATTGAAAATTTAATTAAAGTTAATAAATCATTATCTATTAAAATGCGTTATCCACAAGCTTCTATTTTTAATGATAAGTCTTTTTTTAAGTTTAAAGATGAGTCTTATTTTGAACTGATTTTAAAATCTATTGATAAAATTTATCATAATGAAGATATCTATGAAGCAGATGATGCTTCTAAAGAAGAATTGGAAGAATTTTTAGATAATTTAGACGCAAAGTCATTTGAAAAGATTCAAGCTTTTATTGATAATACACCAACACTTTATCATGAATTAAATTATGTAAATCAAAATGGAAATGCTAGAAAAATTATAATGAATTCTATAAATGATTTTTTTACATTGGGCTGAGCCATAATAATTTAGAGAACTATTATACTACTATGTTCTCAATGGCTCAGCATCATAAGTATTCTATAGATGAAATTGAAAATTTAATTCCATTTGAACGTGACATTTATGTAGAAATGTTAATCAAATATCTTAAAGAACTTGAGGAAAAAAGAAAAAATGTCTGATGTAAAAGAAACCATAATTTATAATGATACAGCTAATGAGCATTGGGTTAAAGCGTATTGGCGCCCAGCCATGGGTTGGGTATATATGCTTATTGTTTTATGTGATTTTATATTATTTCCTTTAATTTCTCTTTTAATTCCAATATTTGGTAAAATTTTTGGTTTACAACTTACATATACGCCTTGGCAAAGTTTGACTCTTGCAAGTGGTGGTTTTATTCACTTTACTTTTGCTGCTGTTCTTGGTATTAATTCATGGACACGTGGACAAGAAAAATTAGCTAGACTAACAACAACATAATGGCAATTCTTAGTAATATATTTTATAATACAGGCAATATTGCTAAAGGTATTGCACGTGCTAGTGTTAAAGGACTAGCAAATCAATTTAATAAAGCATCACCAACATTAGCAAAAACTATTGATTTAGCATTTCAATCAAAAAAAGAAAATATAAAATCAGAAGAAACAGAAACAATATTAAAACAAGAACAACAATTAGTTGAAAACACTCAATTAGTAGAACGTTCAGTTGAAATAATCAATCAACAAAATTCTATATTAAAATCAATTCTTAATAATGTTGAAAAACTTGGTAAAGTATTAGAAAATAATAATACCGGTAATAATATTAATTTACCACAACCAAAGATAGAACCAAAAGTAGAACCTATACAAAAAATAGAACCTAAAGTAGAACCTAAAGTAGAATCTACACAAAAGATAGAACCAAAAGTAGAACCTGAAGTAAAACCTACATTAGAACCTAAAGTAGAACCTGAAGTAAAACCTACATTAGAACCTAAAGTAGAACCTACACAAAAGATAGAACCTAAAATAGAACCTAAAGTAGAACCTAAAGTAAAACCTGCATTAGAACCTAAAGTAGAACCTGAAGTAAAACCTACATTAGAACCTAAAGTAGAACCTAAAGTAGAATCTACACAAAAGATAGAACCTAAAATAGAACCTAAGATAGATGCAACACAAAAGATAGAACCTAAAATAGAACCTAAGATAGATGCAACACAAATAAGAACCCCTGCAACAATTAAAAGTCAAACACCAATATTTGATATATTATCAGGAAAAGCATCACAAACAATTAGTAAAATTGCTACTAGATTGGCTATAGGTTTTACAGTAGCAAATACTTATAATCAAACTGGAAGCGTGACTCAAGCAATTGCTGTAGGTGCTGGTACTTATG